CGACGAATTGAATCTCTATCGCGCTGTCATAGACGAGGATTCGATCGCCAAAACACTCCACGCTCACATCAGATCCAGAGTGTTGAGTGAAGAAGAACATTCGGCATGCGCTATTACAGACGTCGCTGATAAATACTTTCATTTTGGACGTGAGAAATACACCACTCGCATGGCCCAGCTGACAGAGGTCGCGAGAGAGTGTAAGCTCTTGGGAATCGTAGGAGAATTGCCAACTTACGATGAACAACTCACTCGTTACCGTGAAAAGTACGAGTGGCAAGAGGAGCTCCTTAAGTAGAGGAGCTTCCCGCGCTGTCCAGCGCGATATAAATAGGACTCTGCGTGGGAATTATGCAGAATAAACCAAAATATCCCAAATGGGGTAGTTACCAGTCTATTAGCAGGATCTATCTGCCTGAATTTAGAACTAGGAAAACTCATTTGCCATTATCCTCACGAGGATCCGTTATTTAGCGGAGTGGAACAAACCACCACAAGAATAGCTCTGACTAGAGCGCCATGATGCTGGCGTATCTTTTTATAAACTAAACATGCATTACTACAGAAACTTTCTTTAAAGGCGTCCCAACTACGCCCCAACCAGTTGAACTTGAACGTGGACTTGATACCCCACTTTATGATATAGTTATTGAACTAGAGGCAGAGAATTCTCAGCTTCGCCACGACCTAGCACGTAAGTATCACCATGTTAGGAAACTGAAACGCAAACTTCAGGAAACGATTCATCTTTTGGACGACTCGAATTTGTTCGCCTCCCAGTCAGGAGAAGAGGATGTGCGCCTTAATATTTCACAAGGCACCTCTATGACCACAAACCAAATCACTGCATTCGCCGATGAAGATGCGGGCTGGTCAGTCGACATTAAAGCTGGTAAAGATGCCACTATGGATCTTGCCACGTCGTCTGACTCTGATTTAGGGAATTTTCTACAACGTCCCATAAAAGTTGTGGACCGGGAATGGGCCGTAGGCCAATCGTTTAAATACGCTTTTAATCCTTGGCAAACATTTCTAATGAACCCTTTTGTTTCGCAGAAAATTTCCAATTTTGAACTTGTTAGGATGAAAATGAACGTTAAAGTTGTCATTAGTGGGACCGGTTTCCATTATGGCAGGCTCTTAGCCTCCTACAATCCATTAAGTGGCTACGATCAG